ATCGCTAGTCTCTGTAATTAAATCGCCACCTGATTCAGTAACGCGAGCATACCTGCAATCGCTAGGGGTAGTTCTAAATGTTCTTGTGATCTGTACCGTTGGCGTAAAATTGGCTTTTGCGCCACCCGATGTCCCAGCACCCCAAGACCAGCCACCCACCACGTTTCCGTAGTCAACCCAAAAGAATCCTTCAAAGCCATAATTACGAGATGATGCACAACATATAGTTGGGCGAGTAAGATAAAATAAGAAAACCCAACTCCACAATTCAGAAAAACTGCTGACGGTGTTCCTATATTGTGTCATGGAAAAAGCTACCGTTTCGCTTGTTTCGTTGCGGTCAACCTGAAAATACGCTTCCCAAACATAATTAGTGCCCATGCCGTCGTTAGATTTATCGTACCAGTAGGAGTATGGGCAAGACTTCTCGACTAATGCTGGAGTAATTGTGGATCTGTATCGACCACGGCACGCAGTAAAATAGCCCGGCAATGTACTTGTTCCGACGTTTGTATATGGCTCTAGAATGTAGGTTCCATTAAGTGCGGTTAAGTCAAATTCTGAGCAAAAAGACCTACCGGCCGGTTGAAAATAAAATTTTTGCCCGCCTGATGTCAACCACCATTGCTTAAATGATGATGTGGAAGTAAATCCGTCTACGACAAAAGTTGACTGTTGCCAAGTGCTGCTACATCGTTCGCAGGCTGGCGAGCAGCAATTGCATCCTCCAGGTGTACGTTTATTTGGCATTAGCAGTCCTCGTAAACTACTAGCCAAAGTCCGGTGATGTATTCACGCTGGATCATCACGTAAGTAGATGTTGAAATCGATGTCGTTGACAGGTTGTAAATTGTGGCCGTAATGCTGCTGGCAGTCAGAGTTCCGCCAGTGCATCTATAAAATGTTGCGGTGCCGCTGCCGAGTGTTGTTCCGGATCTTGCGGTGATGGTGCTGGAGGTTTGAGCAATGGCCATTTGAGCGAGGGGGACAGCGACATTGCTTCCGCCTGTAGTAAAACGCCGTCCCGCTCCGCATTTTCGGCGAATCTGCTCTGCTTCTGCCTTGCGAAAACCGTACGGTATTTCTTCGTTCATGTTTCCAGCGTCACAATTTCAAGCGTTGTAGTTCCGGTTGTCGTCTGGCATCGCAAGGCCACGGAAGGTACCAACGGCAAAACGGCTGGCTCGCCGGCTGCGAGTTGCACCATCGAGACAATCGCCCCACCGCTTGTTGGCCCAATCTTGACTGGATTGCTGCCGATGTTGCGGAAGTACGCCCATTTGGGTGCAGAAACTCCGCTGATCGTTATTGCTGTGTCGGTAGTCGTTGCCGATATGGTGCCTGGTTGACCACCTCCAGCGGTTGTTTGATTAACGCGAATCGCTCCCGATTCCTTGCGGATATTTAGGTTGCCATTGAGACAGGAGAGCGATGCAAGCACGGTGATTTCGTTGGCCACGTTATGAAATCCTCAAAAACGAAAAGGAACTTGTGCTATACGGCTCAAACGTCTTCGTGAGCGTCACAGTTCCGTTGTTTGTGCCGCTCGTCGAAAGATTGCCAAGCGGAATGACATTTTGGTCTTCGTCTCGAAACTTGGCGTACGGTGGAGTTCCGCCTGTTTTATAAACCGGTCCAACATCCTGGCGAATGTCTGACCATGTCGCCGACTTGTACTTGAGTTGATAGGTGACCTTCCAGCACTTCACGCCGTTTTTGTAGCCAAGCGTTGCTTTGCGAACTTTACAAAGCCATTTCTTTGCCGACTTGGTCAAAAACGTGCTGCCGTTAACTAGATTGTTGCGATCAAGGATGTCGTAGGCGTTTTGCGTTGCCTGTTCATATTGCTCAAATTCAAGAACACCGATTGTCGTGTATTTAGTGATTAACTGATCAAATGGCGTGCCAGCCGAATTGGCAATCACTGCACCTGTTGCGTCAGTAAACGATGTTTCTTCAAAGTCTTCTGCCTGGATCTCGGCAACCGGAATCCAAGCGGTAGGGTCGCTTCCTTGCGATCCTTCGCCCTGTCCTTCATTTTCATTTTGCTTGACAGGCTCGTTATCAAAGTCGCAAGTCACCATCCAGCGGCGGCTCTTGTCTTTGTCCTGCTCTGCCGACTTGCCTTTGCACAAAACAGTCAATCCACCGTCGTTCATCAGCGTGAAATTGACGATTGGCAAACCGGGAGTTTGCAGAATTTCCGAGGGTGACTGCGTATCGCTATCGGCTTCGATGCGATAGATCACTGGCACGGTATAAATCAACTGACCTTCGCTGGTCTTAAACGTACCTTTTTGACCGCGTGCCTGACCTAGAATTGTTGGCATTAGTTCAGCAATCCTATGGTTTGCAGTTTACCGAGAAGCTTATTGCCTTCTCGCATTAGTTCCAGAGTTGCTTGTTGGGCAATGCGTGCTTCTTCTTGGGCTTTGAGTTGCTGGTTCTGTGCGTCCAGTTGCTTCTGAGCCACCGCTTTTGCGGCTTCACCAGATCCTGGCCGAAGCGTTGGAGCAAAACCGATTGCCGTACTGCTTGCGGCGTCTGAAGTAATCTTTTTGATTGCTCGCTGTGCTGTCGCTGAGTCTAAAGCACCCACACCAACAAGAGCGTAAATACCGCGAACCTCACGCTGAACTCTCAAGATAGGATCGAGCTGTTCTCGGATTGCACTGGCTTGGCGTTCGTACATCTCGGCAAGTCGCTCGGCTTCTTTTGTTTGCCGGTGCATTGCCTCCATTGCTTCCTTGCTCTTCTTTAATGCGTCTGCTTTTTCCAATTCTTTGACAAGCAACGCCGACTTCTCTTGCTGCTTGCGGAGATTTTCTTCCGCATCCTTAGGGTTTACGTTTCCAAACTCAATTGCCGCAAAAGCTGCTGCCGTACTGTCCAAGTTGTTTACTTTTGTTTGCACTAGGTAATTGGCACCAATGAGAAGCCTATCCATTGTCTCATTGAACCAACCGAGACCTGCTTTAACCTCTGGAGAGTACAACGCACCCAATGCGGCATGCCATTGATATGTCACATCAACTGCTTTTGCAATTTTTCCAGATACGGTATCCGCCATGCGAGAAGTGCCGTTTTCAAAGCGACCGCCCTCGCTGGTTGCTAGCCGAAACGCCTCCTCGACCATCTTGATTGAAATCGATCCCTCTTCCATGCGTTTCTTCAGATCGATCATTGAAACGCCAGTGTTCTCCGAGATAATCTGAAGCGGATTAAATCCAGCGTTCACGAGTTGAAGCAAGTCCTGTCCTTGTAACCGGCCTGCCGCAGACACTTGAGCCATTGCAAGACTAAGCGACTGAAAACGCTCTGCATTGCCAAGCGACACATCAGACAGTTGCCGCATAATTGGCAACAGTTTTTGCGAGTCCATCCCGAACGACAGCAACGTGCTAGACGACTGAAGCATGTCGTTCATACTCAACGGCGATGACGAAGCGAGTTGCTGCAACTGCGAAAACTTTTGCACAGCCTTTGATTGGCTTCCAAGCAATACCTCTAGTTTTGCAATTGCTTGCTCTTGTTCTGCAAAAGCATTGACGCTCTTCATTATCTGAGCAGTTAAGCCAGCCATCGCCCCGGTCGCAGCCGGAACAATATTCTGCAAACTAAGCAATGCACCGCGTGCAACAGCAACGCCGCGAGTTACCCCGCTGGCATTGGCGTTGATCATCAGATTGATCGCACCGACTGTTGCCATTACTTAGCCCTGCTAAAGATCCGTTCAGCCATCGCTGCCATCTGATCCGGTGTCTGCTTCGGTCGCTTTGGTTTGTCGCTTTTGCCAACGTAACCGGCTGGCATAAACTGCGTCGCATCGGCGTAGTTGTGTTCGACTCCTAGCGAAGCGAGGACGCTGCCGAGAACACCGTCGAGCATTTGGCACACCATAGCGTTTTGATGCCACTCAAGCCCCCACGGTTCAACGCGGAAATATGCTTCCCATCAGTCGATTACTTCCTTGTCTTTACTGTCGAGCCACGCAATTGGATCGTCGATACCGAGTGCTAAGCACACCCGATAGGCGAGCCTAACTCGCGGGCTCAGAGCAATTTTTTTGCCAGATCCTCTTCATCTTGCTTGGTGTAGCCGCAAAGCTTTGATGCTGCGTCGTACAGGATCGCCGTGTCGCGTCCGTCCTGCTCCATGAACACGATCTCTTCGTCGTCAGAAAACATTCGTTCATGTTCTCCGTTGACCACAACGCGAACAAGCAACGCTGCTCGTGCTGCTTTAATGCGTTCATCTTGCGACTTCATCGGCTTGCGACTTTGAAGCGAGTATTCGTAATCCGATTTCTCGCTTTCAAACAACGATTGCAGACACCACGTTGCACCGTCGATTGCAACTTCTACGTACTTGCGGACTCGTCGTTTCGCTTCGATCTGTTCCCGCGTAATGATCATTCGCTCAACTCTCTTTCGTTGTCTTCCAAATCACCATCAACCACATCAATCGGCAGTGGCATTCCAACACCGCTGACCGATCCCTTCTTCTCAATCACCTTCTTGGTGATCTCATCAATGACTTGCTGACTCAGCGAGTAAACAAAGTTTAGCGGCGCATTATCCTGCTTGCCGATATAGGCAACCGTCTTGCCGTTGGCTAGCACGACATGCTGCTCAAACTCGATCTCAAAACCCCACATGTCTTTTGCTCTGTGAGGTATCAATTGCACATCAATCATCTTTATGCACTCGCAGTAAATGCTGGTCCGGTCGAACCGTCAAAACTGATCTTGTACGTGCCTTCCTGGATCTGACCCAACGCCAGCGTCGGGAATCCAAGCTCGCTGAAAAATCCAGTCCCGGCAAGCGTTGCTGCGGTGGTTTCGCCGCCTGGTCCGCTTCGCATCGGGAAAGTAATCGTCATGGTTTGGGTGGTTGTTCCGCCAAGAGTTGGAAGCGTTAGCTTGGTTGGGAAACGCATCGTGACTTCGATTTCATCGTGATCGGTCAAGTCGTTGGCGATGTACTTACGATATCCTGTTGTTGCCAAAACGGAATCATCAAGTCGGCCCATTGACCATTTGCCGAGGTTGATCGAGACAACACGAGCGGCAAAGGTCGTGCTCGAAAAAGTAATCGTGGCTCCCTGGCCGGTATCGGATACGTCGGTCGTTGGCATTTATCAACTCTCCTGGTAATGGACTAAGTAATCAATCACAGTCACATACCGCCGAACGTCGCTCCCATCCGTCGGGTATTCTGGGTAGGTCTGCGGCCCGCTGTCGCTTTCGACTGCATGGATAAACACGCTTGATTGTGTGCCTCGCAGTGTTGGCAAACCACTAAGCCGTATAGCCGACGCGACCGCATTACTGCTGGCTCGCGTGGCACCAAAGCACTCAAATTCGATCCGGCAACTCGACATTGACATTGCGCCAGTAATAATCTGGTCATCGACCGTGCTGATCTTGGTGTACGCAATCGCGGGCATCGTGCAACCTTGCGGCAACGCATCTGGGTGAATGCGTGTACTAACTAAAGCAGTGACAGCGGTCACGCCTTGAAGGTATTCTCGAATTGCGGTTCCAACATCAGCCATTGCGTAAGTTGGCTACCTCGCTCTTGGTGACTTCCAGCATCTTGGCCTGGACTGCCGACTTGGTTTCGTCGAATACTTTCTTAATCCATCGGTCGTTGCCGCGAACGGTTTCGCCCGCCTCTCGGCCCCACAAAACCTTTCGGTGTCCTTTAGTCATGGGGTAAGCGTGTTGACCCGCAGGCCATTTTGGACCAATGATTCCGAGTGCACTTTTTCGTTTGTTGCGAGTTACAAAAATGATTGCCTTTTTAAGTTGTGGCGTCTTGGCTCGCAATTTTTCAGTTGTGTTTGACCAGCCTTTTCGTGTTTCGGTATCTACCGAATCGGGCACTTCTTTTCGCATTGCCTTGGCAATGATCTTTGCACCTTCTCGGACTGCTTTCTTGGTGACTTTCTTTTGTGTTTTATGCTCTAAGTTTTCAAGCATCTGAAATACCTCTTTGGGTATATCAATACTCACATCGAGAAAGCCGCCTTTGTTCTTGGATTTCGCCCCGACTTTCTGAAACCAAGTCGTTCCAGCTGCGGCGTCAAGTTGTTTGGCTTTTGCCATCACACCACCGCCTTCAGCATCAGTTCCGTATACCGCCTACCACCATCGACCGGCTTAACCCCAAGCACGTGATAGGTCACACCATCGACCGTACACCTGAGTCGCGTTGTCCATGTCGATCGCCAGTTAACCGTAGCGATCGCCGTCACGCCTGCTTCCACTTGCTTGCCTTTCGCTGTCTCATTGGCCGAAACGCGCTCCAGCCGGCACGGTTCCGCACTGTAAAGCGTTGACCAAGTAATAGTCGGTTCACCGGTGCCGGTGCTTCCTACACTACTTGCAGGCTCTTCTACGAGCATTCGCAACCGCAACTGACCTCGGCTAAATCCTGTTGGTCGGTAAATCACGGGTAGGTCGCTCGCATCAACGGACGAATCAAATGGTTGTACGCTGCCATCGTGTACATGTTGTCGTTGACCATCATGTCGGGAGCTTCAAACCAGTGACCGGCCAAAAGCTTTACCGCTTGCTTGATTTGCTCCGGCACCAGTGCCACCGAGGAATACCCAGCAACGTAAGTAATCTTGATCGCGTCCCAGCGTGGTTGAGCTACCGGCCAATTCTGGAGGTAAGCCAATCGCACTTCACGTTTGGCAATGTCCAACTGGTAAATACTTGACGACAGTGTTTGGAGCGTTCCCGCACCGTCGTAGTACTGCACCGAGGTAATCGACTGGACTGGAAACCGCGTCAGGCAAATCTCTTCATCCCAATTATCGACAACGTGTTCCCATGTCTGGGTGAGCACTGCCGAACCGGTATCAGTCTCAAACTTCTGCCGTGCTGCGGCAATCAATGCCGTCAGTCGCGTGTCATGATCGCTGCCGCTTCCCAGGCCGAGAGCTGCTTTCATCTCGGTCGTTGTCACTGGCTCGTCGGTCGGTGCTGTTGTTAGCCGTGTTGAGTACTCGCTCATGGAGAACCTCGACTATTCCTTTGCGTGTCAACTCGGTGATCATGCCAGCGGACATTTCAGTAAATATCCGGCCCGGTTTCCATCCTCGCCAATGGCGAAGCAGTTTGACGTTCATACCCAGACGCTCCGATCTGCAACCGCAAAAATATCCCAATGAAAGATCCGGAACAGGTATCCGTACTTGCTGCACCAATTCACCATCGCACCAATCGTTTCCGGTCTGCCGTTGTGCTCCATCGTGATGCACCTGGCGAAACTGTTTTGGATATCGATTGCTTCAAGGATCTTCTGTTCAGTGCCTTCGGTGTCAAGTGATAGATAATCGACCTTGCCGCCAAGCTTACGGAACAGCTCGTTGATCCCGATTGTCAGTATCGGCTCGCCTTGATCGTCTTCAGTGCATTGCGTGTTCATCGGGTTTTCAGCGTTTTGAATCCGCAGCGTATATCCGCTTTCATCCCATG